CGCTGACGAGCGATCCGCTGCCCGAACCTTGAGCACCGTCGCGAGCTCCGAAACGCTCGCATAGATCGGCCTGTCCTCCTCGGTGTTCTGCACCGGGAAGGTCGGTAGCGCGAAGTCGCCGTCGGCGTCGAAGAACGTGAGCCGGTACCAGAGGTCGGGGTCGTCCGAGGCCAGCTGCGTCGTGAAGTTCCGGTAGGCGGGCAGCGACGGGTCGGCGTCGACGGGCGTGATGGCGATCGTGTCGATGAGCGTCCACGGCCCGTCTGACGCATCGGCCTCCTCGATCTGCACCTCCGTCCACGGCAGCGAGTCGTAGCGCGGCGATGGCAAATAGTCCTCAAAGCTCAGAACCTGGCTCATTCTTCGATCTCACCTCCGATGGAACTGGCGATCTCGCCACGGAAGGCAGGCCGGTCGATGTGGCCGAGGCCGCCTGAGTCGATGTCGCCCGAGAGCACGGCGTTGTCCTCGATCTGGCCCGCACGCCCGTAGGCGATCTCGCCCGTCAGGATGGCGTCGAGCACGACGGGCGCACCGAACGGACGGGGATGCCAGAGCAGTAGCAGCGGCACTAGAAGCGCCCCCCGCCGATGTAGATGTCGGAGCCCGGCGTGAAGGTCGGCACGCTAGGCCGGATCTCGCAGCCGATGACGCCGGCCGGGTCGTTGGCACTCGCCTGCGCCGTGCCGCCCGAGATGGTGCCGGGGTCTGTGGTAGGGGTGGCCGTCTGCAGCACCAGCACCAGGCCAGGCGCCAGGGCGGCGACGTAGTCACCGGCGGCCACCTTCGTCCAGTTGCCACCCGACTCGCCCGTCGCATCGCTCGTCGTGTTGTTGTCGTTCATCGCCCCGAAGGCGCAGGCGAGCGACCCTGCGATTGTCGTCGTCACCGTCGGCATGACGAAGTCCGAGGCGTTGGACGTCTCCGAGAACGCCAGCACGACATTCGTCAGCGTGCCGGAGACGTAGCCCGAGAACGAGTAGCAGCGCCCGGAGCGCATGGTCGTCACCGCCTGCGTGCCGAGAGCGTTGGCCGCTCCGTCCTCCGTGCCTGCGGCGATCTTGCCGAACAGCCAGTGGCGGCCGATGTTCGTCTGGATGATGCTTGGCCCGTAGAGCGGCGTGAAGCCCGAGGGCGTGTCGGGCGCGGTCGTGATTCCCTCGAAGTAGGCGTGGACGATGAGGATGTCGTTGGCGTCTACCGACGCAGGTGACGCGGGCGAGACGGCCGCGCCCGACGTTTCAGACGACGCGCCTGCGCCCGCCGACTTGTAGGCGACGGCCATTGGTCAGAACTCGTACCCGTACACCGTGATGTCGAGCGAGATGTTCGCGTCCGTCGTCAGGTGGATCTCATGGTCGGCGGTGACTGCGAAGATCGGCACCGGAGGCTGCAGGACTACGCCGGGAGTGTTGCTCGAGCTCGGCACGAACGAGCCCGCCCAGATCAACTGGTCGGTGCCAGCCGAGTAGGTCGTGTCGGCGTTCGCTCCGAACCACAGGATCACGCGGCCGGCGGTCGTCGCGTAGGCGGACACGGCGAGATAGGTGATGGCGATCTTCTTGCCCGAGGCGGGCGTCCAGACGTCCGTGCCCGCCTGCGACGTCGTGACGTTGACGGACTTCCAGATCTGCATCGCCGGGTCGATGTGCGATACGAGCTGGCGGCCCCAGAGGTCGGCGATGCCGTTGACGCGGTCGGCGTTGGCCACCACCGTCGGCAGAGCGTTCTGCGCCTTCCAGCCGATCTTCTGCGGGTTGCCCGAGTCAACGGAGTCGTGCGGCGTGCCACCGCCCACGGCCAGGGCGTCGACGGCGTTCGTGCCCGACTCGTCGACGAGCGATGAGTCGAGTGTGCCGTCCGTGAGACGCACCTTGCCGACGTAGTTCGTGCCTGCCGCGATGGAAAGGACGTCCACATCGCCGATGTTGTTGCTTCCAGCCGGGAGCGCCGGGAGCGTGACGACGTCGACGTTGCCGATGTTGTTGTCGCCAGCGGCGATCGACAGGATGTCCACGTCGCCGATGTTGTTCGTCCCGGCAGGGATCGCCGCCGCCAGTGACACGGAACCGTCCACCGTAATCGAGCCGTTGCCGTCTGCGATGTGGACAGCGCCCTTGTTCGTGACGGCGATCGCGGAGTAGTCACCGTCCGTGTCCGTGAAGGTCGTGGCGGCGTTGTCGTTGCGGACGGCGAGGACGAAGGCACCGGTATCGCTTGCGGCTTGCGGCGCGTCCTCGGTGTGGTCGTAATCGTTGGTAACGCCGATGGAACCGGCGTTCCAAGAGACGACGCTGACGGGGGCTTCTCCACCGTCGCTGCTGAGAAGCAGTCGGCCCTTATCGTCTACAGCAATAGCGGAGTAGTCGCCGTCGTCGGAAGTGAGCGTAGTAGCCCCGTTGTCGTTGCGGACGGCGAGGGCCATGACGCCCGCATCGCCGGAGACGTGCGGCGTGTCCTCGTCGAACTCCGTTCCGGCTGCGGAACCGGCCACGACGTTCACGGGCAGCGGCGTCGAGGCCGACACCGGCCGCAGCGTGTCGCCCGCGTCCTCCCACAGCGCGGCGGTTCCCGTGATCGAGGCGTCGGTGTCGCCCTCCTGATACTGGGTGCCACCGCCGAAGGCCGTGACGTGCGCGCCAGCGCCGTCCACGATGGCCACGTTGAGCGCGTCGTTCGCGGCGAGGTTGCGGACGGTCGCCTGCGCAGAGCCGTCACCGACCTGGACGTTGACGGGCGTGCCAACGGGAGCATCGACGGTCAGTGAGCCGCCGTTGTCGTCCACCGACACCGGCTCCGTCACGGAGACGGTGCCATCGACGGTGACGGGCTCGGCGACGCTAACGGTGCCGTCCACGGTGATGACGTTGCCGCCGTCCTGAATCGTGACCGTGGGCATCGTCACGACGTCCACGTTTCCGATGTTGTTGTCTCCGGCAGGAAGCGCAGCTCCGACGGTGACGGAGCCGTCCACCGTGACCGGCTCGTTCACGGACACGGTGCCGGTGACGTTCAGCGTGCCGCCGAGCAGCGTGCGGATGCGCTTGAGCAGCGCGATCACGGAGCCGTTGCCCGTCTGCTCTGCGTCCGTGGTCGCTCCCAGCGCGACGTCCGCGCCGTCGGCCACGCGGACGACGTCGACGTCGAGGCCGTCCGCGTCGGCGGCGATGGGTGCTGCGGAGCCGTCCGCCGACACCGCCAGCTTGACGATCTGGACGTGACCGTCTGCACCCGCGTCGTCGGTGGCCACCTCGGCCGTCGAGTCGCCCGAGCCGGTCAGCGGAAGGGTTACGCCGTCAGGCATCCCAGCTCCTTAGATCGTGCGTTCAGATGGAGAGGGGCGAGCCGTAGCCCGCCCCTCTGCCCTCCCCTGCGATCCCTGTCCTAGAGGTGCGTGGACAGGTGGATGAAGCGGTTGGCGTCGAACACCGTCGCAGCGAACGCGCCGATGACGCCCACCTCCATGCCGCCGATCGACGGCTCGACGGCCCGCATCTGCACCGGGGCGCCGGCGGTCTCGCCGACGAGCAGTGCGTTCGAGTCGCCGATGATCGCGACGTCCTGGTCGAAGGCGTAGGAGCCCACGACCCTGAGCCCTGAGAACGTGCCCGTCATCGACCCGACGTCGAGGTTGCCCACCGCGGACACCTGCAGCGTCTGGTCGGTGCCGATCCCTGCGAGCTGGAAGAACCGCGCCGCCGACAGGTACAGCGTGTCGGAGCGGGCCCTGCCCTCGGTCGTCGAGTAGATCGACGAGAGGCCCGAGATGATGGCCGCTCGCCACTGCGCGAAGCTCTCCGTCCCGGCGGTGCCGAGCCGGCTCGCCGCGGTGCCGATGGTGCCGGCCGCGGAGTCCTCGAGTGCGTCGCAGGCCGCCTCCTCGGTCGCGCGCGCGTACGCCTCGGCAGCGAGGTCGAACCACAGCTGCAGGGCGTCCGGCGTCGACCAGTTCATGGCCTGCCAGGACAGGTTGCCGCCGCCGATGTACGTGGAGGCGGTCATCGTCTCGAGGTCGACCTGCATGTTCGCCGTGCCGCCCTCGGACTTCTCGGAGGGCTGCAGGATGACCGCAGGCCGCTGCGCGATCTTCGGGTACGTGAGGGTGCCCCGCTCCAGCGGCACCGGGCGCCCGGACGCCACGACGGGCCGAGACCCGTTGATGATGTCCATGATCTGCGCCATGTGCTGCGGCGGCACGAGCCCCGGCACGTCGCCGGAGGTCGTGTGTGCGATGGTGCGCTGCAGGCGCTCGATGGCCTGCTCCTTGACCGCCGGCACCGCGTTGTTCGAGCCTGCGGCCAGCGTTGCGATCTCCGGGTAGCGAACGATGATCTCGTCACGCGCGTACTCGGCGAAGGTTCGGTAGACGACCGGGCCGTTGGCCTCGGCTCGCCCGACCTCCGCGTTGTCGCGCACGAGCGTCGAGATGTCCTTGGCCTTCTCGACCCGCTCGACGTCGGTGGCGAGGACGATGA